GGTACTGTTACAATCAATGGTGATGCGACTGAGCACAAGACTTTAGATGAAGCGAGAAAATATATCAAAAGTAAAATTTTCTCTGAAAAACTAGAAGCACAAATATCTAATGAAATTTACGAAGAGATTTCCGAGAATCGAATCGCACAAATCATTAAAGAGCACCACGATATTAAAGTAACAGATACCTTAATCGAATCATATATCGCTCTCGCTTCATCTAAAATCTTCACACTTGACCCTGTTGTCTTTGATATCCGCAAGATGAATAAGTTGGATGTTGTAGTTGAGAATAAAATTCACTACGAACTCAATGATAAGAGTGTTGTTGCCATTGACATTGCAACGCAAGAGTCCCTAAATAATCTATTGAACTCTCAAACAGAAGTTGTTGAATACATGCGTGAGTCAAAAGAGAACTTTATGCGTGTGATTGAACAGATAAAGGAATAATAAATGGCAGTCGTTAAGACCGTACTAAAGAACGTAAACCAAGAAACAGTTATCAAGGTAGCTGGTACTGCTGCTGCAGCAACCATCGATCTACAAACTGACATTCTTGCGTCTACTCAAGAATTAGATGGCGCAACACAAACTGTTAACATCGTTGGTCTAATTTGGACTGGTGATGCAAACGGTGTTGTGCAAATTTCTCGTAATAGCGTTATCATTGCTACACTTCAAGCTAACGCTGCTGGCGCTCTTGAGTTTGGTGGTCAAGCAATGATCCCTGAAACAATCCAGAACACTAGCGACATCGTTGTTACTATCTCTGGTGCTCAAGCTGAATGTTGGATCCGTGTTAAGAAAGTTAGTGGCTACAAGACTAAGGTTGAGTACGCTACTTATGGCGCATACGAAGATGAGTCTCGTGTTGGCGCAAGCACTACTATCTCTGGCTCACCTGATAAGGCATAACCATGCGTCTAATTAAAGAAGTTTACGATACAACATCCCTTGTAGTTGAAGAAAAACTAGGCAAGGGTAAAGAATATTTTATTGAAGGTGTGTTCCTTCAATCAGAACTACAGAACCGTAACGGTCGTATGTACCCTGAGTCTATCATGGACAAGGAAGTTGGACGTTACGTTAAAGAGTATGTAGAAAAGAATAAAGCCTACGGTGAACTTGGTCACCCAGATACTCCATCTATCAACCTTGATCGTGTTTCACACTTGATCGTTGGGTTGCGTAAAGAAGGTACTAATTATATCGGTAAGGCAAAGATTCTAAATACTCCAATGGGTCAAATTGCCAAAGGTCTACTAGACGGTGGCGCAAACCTTGGTGTATCTAGTCGTGCACTTGGATCTCTCAAAACAAACAACGAGGGTGTTCAGGTGGTGCAAGATGACTTCATGCTGTCTACAGCTGCTGACATTGTTGCCGATCCTTCCGCTCCTGATGCATTCGTCCGTGGTATCATGGAAAGCAAAGAGTGGGTTTTCGTTGATGGAAAGTTCGTGGAAAAACACATTGATGAAGTTAAGCGTGTAATTCGCCAAACTTCTTCACGTAATTTAGAAGAAGCGAAGATCCTCGCTTTCCAAAACTTTTTGAGTAAAATCAAATAAATAATAAATAAATATAGAACTTATCCAGTTAGGAGAAACCAGATGTCTATCGAACAAAAAATCGCCCAAATTCTTGCTGAGTCAAAAGCTGCTGAACAAGCTGCTGCTGAACTACAAGAAGAGGAAATTGTTGCTGAAGAAGTAGTGGAAGAAGAAGCTGTTAAACCAGCTGCTGAAGTCGCTAATCCAGACAACGCAAAAAATAACGTGCAAGACGAGAAGGAAGCCGAAGGCGGTACTTCTAAGAAGCCGAACGCTGCCACTAAAGGTGCTGCTGCTCCAGAAGCAAGCAACATCGCTGGCATCAAAGAAGATATTGACGCACTTATGAATGGTGAAGAACTTTCCGAAGAGTTCCGTGCTAAGGCAACTACCATTTATGAAGCTGCTGTTATGACTCGTGTCAACGCTGAGTTGGCTCGTATCGAAGAAGGTTATGAAGTTAAGTTGCAAGAAGCAACTGAGCAGATTAAAGAGGGTCTTGTTGAACAAGTTGATGGATACCTCGACTACGTTGTCGAGCAGTGGATTGCACAGAATGAAATTGCCCTTGAGCATGGTATGAAATCTGAGATTCTTGAAGGTTTTGTATCTGGACTGAAAGGTCTATTTGAAGAACATTATATCGACATCCCTGAAGAGAAGTTCGATGTGTTGGCTTCTATGGAAGAACAAGTTGAGCAACTAACTGCTAAGTTAGACGAAACTGTTGCTGCTAATGTTGAGATGAAAAAATCTCTTGCAGAAGCAAAGCGTCTTGAGATCGTTCAAGAAGCTGCAGCTGGTTTGACTGACACTGAAGTTGAGAAGTTCACTGGCTTGGCTGAAGAGTTGTCTTTTGAAGACGCTGTATCTTTCAAGTCTAAAGTTCAGACTATCCGTGAGAATTATTTCTCTACCAAAGCACAAGCAGATGTCGCATCTGTGGTTACTGACACTCCTGTAGATGTCCTAGTTGAAGAAAAGAAATTGGATCCAACTATGAACGCTTACTTGAGCATGCTTAACCGTAAATAATTAATCCCCTATCCTAAAGGAAAATAAAATGACAATTCGTCAAGATTTAGTTAAAAAGTGGGCACCGATCCTTGAACACGAAGGTTCTGCACCAATCAAAGACAACTACCGTAAGGAAGTTACTGCTGTTCTTTTGGAAAACCAAGAACGCGAAATGCGCAAACAATCTGAAGCACTTTTCGAAGCTGCTCCAACTAACGCTGCTGGTTCTTACCCAGACGCAGGTGGTATGGCTAAGTTCGACCCAGTGTTGATTAGCTTGGTTCGCCGTGCAATGCCACAATTGATCGCTTACGATATCGCTGGCGTTCAACCAATGACTCAACCAACTGGCTTGATCTTCGCAATGAAGTCTCGCTATGGTTCTATGGGTGGTACTGAGGCTTTGTTCAACGAAGCTGATACTGACTTCTCTGGTACTGGTACTCACGAAGGTTCTAACCCAGCAACTGGTACTTATACTACTGGTACTGGTATCGCTACTGCTGACGCTGAGCGTCTAGGTCAGGGTGGTTCTGGTGACGGTACTTTCGGTCAAATGGCATTCAGCATCGAAAAGACTGCTGTTACTGCTAAGACTCGTGCTTTGAAGGCTGAGTACTCTATCGAACTTGCACAAGACATGAAGTCTGTGCACGGTCTAGATGCTGAAGGCGAACTAAGCAACATCCTTTCTGCTGAAATCTTGGCAGAAATCAACCGTGAAGTTATCCGTACTGTGTACAAGACTGCTAAGGTTGGTGCTCAAGTTGGTACTGCTACTGCTGGCACTTTCGACTTGGACGTTGATGCTAACGGTCGTTGGTCTGTTGAAAAGTTCAAGGGCTTGATGTTCCAAGTTGAACGTGAAGCTAACGCTATCGCCCAACAAACTCGTCGTGGTCGTGGTAACTTCATCATCTGTTCTTCTGACGTAGCTTCTGCTTTGGCAATGGCTGGCGTGCTTGACTATGCTCCTGCATTGTCTACTGGTTTGAACGTGGATGAGGCTTCTACTACTTTCGCTGGTGTGTTGAATGGTAAGTACAAAGTGTATGTTGATCCATACTCTGCTAACCAATCTGGTACTCAGTTCATGACTGTTGGTTACAAAGGCACTTCTGCTTTTGACGCTGGCTTGTTCTACTGCCCATACGTTCCATTGCAAATGGTTCGTGCTGTTGATCCAAACAGCTTCCAACCTAAGATTGGCTTCAAGACTCGTTACGGTCTAGTTGCTAACCCATTCGTGGACTTGGACGATGGTTCTGGTACTACTGGCAACTTCACTGCCAACGCTAACTACTACTACCGTCGTGTAGCGATTACAAACTTGATGTAATCGAAATCGGCTTCGTTATGATATGAAGCCGACATAGAAGCGGTAATTTAGAGGGAGACTTTCGAGTCTCCCTTTTTTCATGGAGATAAATAGATACATGGCTACTACTCTTACCTGTCCCGTTCCAAGCAACATCAATCCACTCTCACCGAATGGGTTCTTGTTTAGCATTCAAAAACTTCCTTCGCTGAACTTCTTTTGTCAGCAAGTGAACCTTCCAGGAATTATGCTAGGTGTTCCTGAATTTGGCAACCCATTCAGAACAACTCCAGTTCCAGGTGAAACTCTAACCTACGATCAGTTGACTGTTCAATTCCTAGTTGATGAGAACATGAGTAACTACAAAGCGATCTACAACTGGATCGTTGCTCTTGGTTTCCCTACCTCGTACGATGAATATATTACATTCATTGACGCAGACGATCGTGGAATCACTAGCGAACTTGCAAAGAACTACTCTGACGCAACGCTGCAAATCCTTGGTGCAAACAACACTGCGATTCAAACTGTGCAAATTGTGGACATGTTCCCAATGGCGCTTGACTCACTAATGTTCCAATCAACAAACCAAGACGTAAACTACCTTGTAGGCAACGCAACATTCCGTTATTCTTACTATAAATTCTTGTAAGACAAATTTGATTTTTTTGTGAATCTACGATATACTGTAGAGAATACAACTTGAGGTTATTATGAATATTGAACAGATACAAGACATGTGGGAAGCTGACGCTGAGATTGATGACAACTATCTCGGCGAACATGCAACAAAGACTCCCAAACTCCACGCCAAGTACGTCAAGCTACTGGTCGGCGTAAAACTCAAACACACCAAACTCTCCTCTGATTACAACATGCTACGTAAAGCGAAGTTTCGCTATTACCGTGGAGAGTTATCACGTGAAGAACTTACTGACTTGGGTTGGTCTCAATGGCAAGGTGTTAAGCCACTCAAGAATGAGATGGACGAATTCCTACAAGGCGACACCGAGCTAAATACATTGAGGGTTAAGATTGACTACCTCGAAACAATGATTTATTTACTTGAGTCTATTCTAACTCAGATCAAGGCACGTGACTGGCAATTGAAGTCTGCGATAGAATGGAAGAAATTTTTAGCAGGCATGTAATTGGCGACTATAACTATTGAGAAACTTGATGAAGTATACATGCGTGTGTTCAGTGACGCAAGCATTGAGCAAGAACTAGCAGACTTCTTCACGTATGAATATCCAGGAGCAAGATTCACCCCACAATACAAAGCACGTTTGTGGGACGGTAAAGTGCGTCTCTACGACCAAGTAAGAAAAACTCTGTACATTGGTTTGCTTCAATACGTTGAAGAGTTCTGTGTTCGAAATAGTTATGAATTGGTTTACAAAACACCAATCACTCATGACAATGGCATTACTCACGAACTCGTACAAGAGTTTGCTGAATGGCTAAACCCACATGGACGTGGCAAGCCAATCGAAATCCGTGACTATCAAGTAGAAGCAGTTAAGACTGCTCTTGATAAAGAACGCACCCTACTTCTTTCCCCAACTGCATCAGGCAAGTCGTTTATCATCTACACGACAATGCGTTGGCATTTGCAACAGAATCGTAAGTGCATTATCATTGTGCCAACCACATCATTGGTTGAGCAGCTGTATGCTGACTTTGAAGACTACTCCAGTGCAAATGGATTCGTAGTCAAGGATTACGTTCAAAAACTCTACTCTGGTTTCACCAAAGATCTTTCCCGTGAAGTTCTAATCACCACATGGCAATCAGTCTATCTGCAACCTAAGTCTTGGTTCCGTCAGTTTGATGTTATCTTTGGGGATGAGGCTCACCAGTTTAAAGCAAAGTCGCTTATTGGTGTAATGGAAAAGATGGATGAGATCCGTTATCGTATTGGCACAACTGGTACGCTAGATAATAAAAAGATCCACCGTCTTGTGCTTGAAGGTGTATTTGGTTCAGTGCATCGTGTAACAACTACCAAAGCATTGATGGAAACACAGAAGCTGGCGCAGCTAAACATCATGTGTGTTGTGCTAAAGTACAGCGAAGAAATTCGCAAAGCACGTAAGAACAATACTTACCAAGAAGAAATGGACTGGATCGTTAGCCACTATCCTCGTAATAAGTTCATTCGTAATCTTACTGTAAAGAGCAAAGGTAATACGCTAGTGCTTTTCCAATATGTTGAGAAACACGGCAAGGTTCTTTACGATATGATTAAAGAAAAAGTGCATGAAGACCGCAAGGTGTTCTTTGTTTACGGTGGCACTGATACTGCAGATCGTGAAGCCATCCGCCACATCTGCGAAGGTGAGACTGATGCAATCATTATTGCGTCGTACGGCACATTCTCAACAGGTATTAACATTCCGTCAATCGAGAACGTAGTGTTTGCATCACCAAGCAAGTCCAAGATTCGTAACTTACAATCTATTGGTCGTGGTTTGCGTTTGAGTGATGGTAAGGCAGCGTGTAACCTTTACGATCTTGCTGACGACTTGCACTGGAAGTCTTGGAAGAATCATACGCTGAATCATGCAGCTGAACGCTACAAGACGTATGCCGAAGAACAATTTGATTTGAAATTAGTGGAAGTGAATTTATGATTACATACATCGTTATAAAACTAATGTCAGGAGAGCAAGTAATGGCTTCTCTTGAAGACGATGCAGGTGACTACTTGGAAGTTTCATTCCCAATGGTGATTAAAGCTACAGCTGTTTCTGATGGACATCGTATCCAAGAGCAAGTTACTGCTCATCCGTTCTGTCAATTCTCAGCGGATAAATACTTTCGTCTACCGAAATCGTGCATCATGTTCTACAAAGAACTGCATGAATCTTTGATTCCGCATTATACAAGAATTGTAAACAACTACGAAAAGACTGTGCTCGTCAAACCACAAAATCAAAAAGAACTTGAGTGGGATGAACCAGAAGGTATGACCTTGGATGAGATTCGTAAGCGAATCGACATGCTGGAGGACATCTTTGGAAAGACCGAGACGGAAGAACCAGAGGAAGACAAGAGAGTCTTCATTGAAGGAAACGATACACTACACTAAGTAGTCATCATCAACCCTAACACCGTTAGTATACCCCTTCGTCAAATAAAAAGCAAATATATCTGAGGTTGCAAGTCTGCAAAGATAGCACTTCAAGATAAGTTTGCTTTTTTTTCATTTCTGTTGTATACTTCTCTTTAGCTGGTCAAATAACCAGGAAATAATAATATGGCGCATTACGTTAACAACGCTGACTTTTTAGCAGCTATCAAAGAATACAAACAAAAGGTTTTAGAAGCAGAAGAAAGTGGTGCTGAGAAACCGCAGGTAAGCAACTACATCGGGGAGTGCATCTTAAAGATCGCCACTCACCTTTCGTACAAGCCTAACTTCATCAACTACTCGTACAAGGATGACATGATCCTAGACGGGATCGAAAACTGCATTCAGTACATTGACAACTTTGACCCCAACAAGTCAAATAATCCCTTTGCTTATTTCACGCAGATTATCTTTTATGCGTTCTTGAGACGTATTGCCAAAGAAAAGAAACAATCATACATTAAGAACAAGCTGATCAAAGACATGCCGTTCGAGATGTTTGAGTTGCAGGAACAAGATGAAGATGGAACTTATCACAATGCTTACATAGATTATATGCAATCAACTTCTCTTGACAGTGGCGAAGAATTCTACGCTGCAAAAGCTGCCAAGAAAAAGAACAAAAAAGCCACAAGCAACTTAGATGAATTTATAGGTGACAAAAATGAGTACGGTGAATCAATCAGTTCGGGAGATGATTCGGAACCTCAGTAATGGTTCTGG